CGCATTAATGACGTGGGGCTTGGCTGATGTTGACGACATCAGGCCGGACCCGGACAGCGAAGACCGGTATGGCTGGTGGGGTGATCTGGATGCTGAAACTGTTTGGGACGGCTGGCCTATCGGTGCGAAACTTTGGTTGCTGAGCCGATCCAAGATCACCGCTGCTGGGTCAGCAAACGGGGCCACATTGGCACTGGCTGAAGAATACTGCCGGGTTGCCCTTCAGCCCATGATCGACAAGCAAATTTGCAGTCAGATTGACGTAGCAGCGACACGGGTTGGCATTCAGCAGATCACTGTCTCTGTGAAAATTTATCGCGGACCACAGTTACAGATCGAATTACGTTTTCAGGATTTGTGGGACGCTATCAGGAACTAAGAGGAGGTCGGTATTCCTTGGACCACCCCTACGCTGCGCTCGGTACGAGAAACAGTTCGTGGTGAAATAACCACCTCGCTTGGCCGCGCCATATTTGTCGGCAATAGCGTCCTGCGCGTCATCGCTGATGCGCAGGCGGCGCTTGCGCATCTTGTCATGCGTTACATCGATTGGTTAGCGTTGCAGTTTCTTCCAGATACCGCAGAGACTGAATGGTTAGACAGGCACGGTGCTATCTGGCTGACCAACGCCGATGGTACATTTGGCCGAAAGTCAGCCAGTCTGGCTCAAGGGTCTGCGACAGTAACAGGTGTACCGGGTACTGTCGTGCCTGCGGCAACACAATTGAATAGCGGCGATTTTAATTATGAGACGTTATCGCAAATTGAGATCGGGACCATTGAAACGCCGATTGATATTCGCGCCCTCAATCCGGGTCTTCTCGGAAATCTGGAGAACGGTTCTCCGCTTGGTTTTGTCAACCCTCTTCCCAATGTCGATGATATAGCCTTTGTCGTAGAACTAACTGGCGGAACGGATGATGAAACAGATGAAGAGTTACGTGCCCGCATCCTTCAGCGCATCCGCGAAACACCCATGGGTGGTGATGCTAAGGACTACGAGCAATGGATTCTCGCGGTCCCCGGTGTCACCAGAGCGTGGTGCTACCCGCTGGAAATGGGCATCGGCACCGTAACTGTCCGTTTTTGTATGGATGACGTGCGGGCCGATAATCACGGTATTCCCAATGAAGACGATATTATAGCGGTAGAGCAATATCTCGCCACGACCAGACCGGTTACGGTCAAGGATCTCTTTGTCGAAGCACCGATCCCGCAACCAATGTCGATAACCATTACCGAGTTGGTGCCAGATACACCTGATGTCAGAAATGAGATTCAGGACAGCCTTCAGCGCTTGCTGTTAACAGCGGCTGCTCCCGGTCAGACAATTTATTCGGTGTGGAAAACTTACGCGATCATGGGCACCGACAAGGTGATATCGTTCAGGTTGATTGATGACGTGGATGAGGTGATGCAGTCACCCGGTCATATGGCAATCCTCGATACGATCATTTTTGATGTGCCAACCGCAGTAGTCCCGCAAGGGGCGATACCGTTACTGTCATGACCGATAGGCACGTTCGTAGGTCGGGCGCAGATTATACAGACGCCTTCATGAAGCTGTTGCCGGTTGGGCAGGCTTGGCCGCGCTATGAGCCAACTGAACAAGAGATAATTAAAGCAAGGGGGAAACGCGATACTGCCGGTACCGTTCTATGGAGGACGGTGCGCGGCCTTTGTGAGTACTGGGGTTTTGTCGACAGCCGTGCCGCTGATCTTCTGGAGCGAGAGACAGACCCACGCTACGCCATCGAAATGTTTCCGGACTGGGAGAGAGCGTGGGGGCTTCCGGACAAATGCTTTTTCCACGACAACGGCGATTTAGAGACTCGTCGCGCTATCTTGCTTCTGAAGATGACGCTGTTGGGAGGATCGTCACGGGCGTTCTTTTTATGGGTTGCGCAGAAGCTTGGCTACTCAATAAAAATCCGGGAATACGCTCCGTTCATGGTTGGCATCTCGCGCGTTGGTAGCACCTTGGACGACGCTGGTTTTCCACGATGGCAGATCGGTCCACCGGAAATGCGTTATTACTGGACGGTTTCTGTCGCTGGCATCCGACTGGTCTGGTTTCGTGTTACGCATGGCATCGTTGGTGTCGATCCACATCTCCGCATAAGTGTTCCAGAAGATCTTGAATGTTTGTTCAATCGCTGGAAGCCAGCGCACACACAAATTGTTTTTGATCTGTCTGACCCACCGTTCAATCCAATGGCAGGAACACCGTAAGAGGAAAAAATGAAATATTGGCAGCCATACGGCGTTACAGATCCGGATGCTCCGTACATCAACGGAAATCCAGCTACTGGCGTACAGGGATCTATTCCGCCAGCAGGATCGATAGAGCAGGATCAGCGCGAGATCGTTAACACGATCTTGGGTGCTGGCATGAATCCGACAGAAACGGATGTGCAACAGTTGCTGGTAGCGGTGCGCAGCCAGCGCATGAATTATGCTGTCGATACCAATGCAGCCGACAACACTATGGAGGTTACGTTCTTTCCACCTATTGCCAATACGATGACGCCGGGAATGCCACTAAGGGTCAAGCCGCTGACAAGCAATACCGATGCCTGCACCTTGATTGTTGATAATGTTTCATCACCTTTGCGTCGAGCAAACGGCTCAGAACTTGTTGAGGGTGACATCATTAACGGCATTCCTTTTGAATGCATGTGGAACGATGGTGGCTGGTGGGCGATGACCAACTATCACGGTCTCCCCGGCGCAGGTCCGCCGCCGCCGCCAAATCAGGTCATCACCAAGATTCCATATACCGTCGACGTTGGTACTCCGGGCCACATCATTGCAAATTTTACAACACCGATCACCGCGCCACAGCCCGGTGATCCAATCGAAGTAAAACTGACCAATAATATTGGTGGTGCGACCGGCATTGTCATCAATGGTTTACCGGAAGTAGCAGTCGTGCGCCCGAATGGTGGAGCGCTACAAAGCGGTGACGGTGTTACCGGGCAGGTTGCCCTGATGTTTCGCAGTGATGCTGGCAACTGGCAATTTACTGGTGTGATCCCGCCGACCTTTTCAGGGTTTGGCACACCTATTGGCTGTATCGTTATTACTCTTGGCACTACCGCGCCCGCTGGCACAGTAAAATTGAACGGCGCTTTGCTGGTCAGATCGGCCCATCCCGGCCTGTGGGCTTTTGCACAGAGTAGCGGGCGTCTCGTTGAAGAATTTCAGTGGCAGAACGCGGCCAACCGTTTCTGGACCTGTTTTTCTACTGGGGACGGTACGACGAATTTTCGCTTGCCGGATTTGCGTGGAGAATTTCCGCGCTGGTGGGATGATTCACGCGGGGCCGATCCGGGTCGCCTGTTGTATGTTCAACAAGGCGATGCTGTTGGCGCAATCAATTTAAGCGGCACCGTCGATCTGGTTAACCCCAAACTGACGATGGGGCCTTATGCGGGGTATAGCTACCTTCCCCCAACCCCTCCAGACCCTTTTGACAGGAATATGGAATTAACATCACGCAAGGGGGCGATGACCGGTCACAACGAAGAGGTCAGCGGACTTATCGTCAACGTCTATGATGATCCAATGTACGGAATCCCGTCTTTCGGTCAGGGTAGTGGGGTGTATGGCGGTCGCGGTGAAAATTTGTGGCTAGCGGCACAGCAATATAATCCAGTGCCGCACATCGACAGTCGTATCACAAGCGCCTTTTCTGTAAGTGGTTCTGGCGGCGGCAACGAAACGCGCCCGCGTAATGGCGCATTGGTTGCCTGTATTGTGGACGGCTGACAGTGGTCGTCTACACCTTCGATTACGAAACCGGCATTTATATCGGACATCTGCAATTGACGATTGCCGATGTTGATCAGCGTTCCCATGCTTGGCTCGTTCCCGGAAACGCAACGACCCGACAACCTCCCCGATGTGACGCTAAAACAATGCCGGTCTGGCGTAATGGCAGATGGGAAGTTCTCGAATGTATTGCGGAGATACCGGATGAACTACTGGCAAAATGTCGTTCTGGCATGGAGTTTTTAAGACAGTATTACAACAACATGGAGACGGAGACAGTGCCATGACTTGTAGTTCTGTCGTTAACATGGCCATGCAATCGGATGCTGATTTTGCGGCGGCGTACCAATGGCTGGTTGATGACGTGCCATTCGATTTCACCGACCATTCTCTGGAAATGAAAATCAGGAGATTTCCTGATGACATCGAAGTGTTTGTTGCGCTCGACAGTCGGCAAGATGTTGCCAACGGGTTCGGTGGCATCACGTTTAATGATCCGGTTGGGCCAGATCCCGGCAGGATTGAGACGTTCAATATTTTTGTCTTGCTTGAGCAAACCACCGAGATGAACGCTGGAGATTATGTGCAAAGCCTGATCCTCATCCGGCCTGACGGTCTGCGCGAGGAGATCTGGCAAGGCGCGTTCACATACACGATAGGTCCATCCAGATGAGTTGCACAACAGTTGTCGCACTTCCAACGCAAGGTCCGCGTGGTCCGCGTGGGCTGGATGGTCCCGCTGGTCCGATTGGTCCTGTTGGTCCGATGGGACCAAAAGGGAATCAGGGAGACTTTGGTGAGCAGGGCGATACGGGTGCTGGATATGCTGCAACTAGCGTCACGGCACACACGCTGGTCGATACCGGTACGCTGACGTTCAATATACAGGTCGGTCTTGCCTACAGTGCTGGCGCGCGTGTCCGTATTTATACGGCAACATACGACGCCTTCATGGAAGGTATCGTTGTTTCTTATGACAGCGTCTACGGCACACTTGTCGTGGATGTTCTTCTGAAGCAGGGCGCGATCAGTAATCCGAGTGGCACCCCACCCGATAGCGCCTCTGACTGGACGATCAATATCACTGGCATCCCCGGATTGAATCCTCTCGGCGGTATTGGTGGCATGGCCTATCAGGAGCCGAATGCTGTTTCCATC